TTCGAATATCGAAATCCATCTCTATAGTAGAAATAGGACCACTTGGGATGACCACACGCTCATCCAAAGATTTTTGAAATTCATCAAAAAGAGCGGTAAACCAAGGTGAAAACCCAGCACAGATTGATTTGCCGTGAAAGGTTATTGTTGCTGGAATAGCCCTCTCAACATGCATACTGTGAGCAACAGTGGGTTTCACATCGGTTTTTATCATATGTTCGTATCTCTGCAGATTATGTTCCTTCAGCAAAAACATCGGATCGATCTTGTCCCCCCATTTCTGATGATACGCACGCATTTTTTCCATCACCCCAACAACAGGTTTTAGATCACATACGTACGAAGATAAAAACTTCTTAGCAACTGATTCAGATAAACGTTCGACATCGACAGAATCGGCTAGCTCAGGAACATCAGCATTCCTCTTTCTAATGGCCACTAAGGCCTCTTTTTGAGTTCCAATGCGACGTGAGCTAGCTCCAGCAAAGAGTTCAGGTTGATAATATTTATCCAAATCTCTATCACAAAACACTTCACTCTGCCTCAATCTGATATTGTCGAAATCGACGTCAAGTTTACTTCCTTCCACGAAATACTGGTGCCAAGTATCATCAAAATAGGCGTGTGAGGGTAAATTCACATTAATAGCTCCTTGCAACGATTCAAGATTCACCCTATCACAACGTCTACCAACATCAAGCATCACTGGTTTCTTCAGACTTGTTACCTCAAGAGTGCGTATTGGACACACATTACCATCGTTCAAAGAGATTAAAGGATCTTCCTCTACAAATTCTTCTTCGACTATGGTAAAAGAATCACGAAACGATTTCCTCCTAACATCGAGATAAACGTCAGTGATCGTGTCCTCTTCAGAGTCCTCCTCCAATTCAACAGAAAGTACTTCAACAGGAGTCTCAGAGACAGCATCGTAATTAGAACATACCGTTGCCGCGTCACGAACAGAAGTCTTCCCCATCAACCACTCAGACACATCATCTATTAATGTAGCCTCAGTGTCGGGTGTCCAACAGGGGACCTCATAAGGAACCTCATCATCATCATCTTTAGGAAGTTCCTCTTCGTTCCACAGCAACACAAGCGCCTCATCGCGTGAACAAGAGAACTGCATAAGTCCACTGTCCACACATTTCACGAGCATCTCCCAACGTTGTTCATCATAATCCTCGGTGTTGAGACCGAGGGCTCTGAATTTATCGATAGGAAGGCCCGTGTAGGCGCCAGAAAGAAAGTTTTCGAAAGTAAAAGTAGCCATTTATGAACTGAAATGACTGCGAGTAAGAATGTCACTTAATCGATTTGGAATTGAA